AAGAGCTGGTAAGGTTGTAGACCTTGGTGACAGAATAGGTGTAGTAGACCCAAGTGACCCCACAAAAATAGCAGCTTCATTCCAAAAAGACTTACCTCCCGAAAGAGAACCTAGCAATGTAGCGGCAGAGGCACAAGCCAAGGCGACAGGCACGGCTGTCGGTGCGGGTAATTACGAGCAGTACAACGCAGCAACAGCGGCTGTTAGCAACATAGCCAAAATAGACGATTTAATCACAGAAATAGAATCATCAGAAGCGATAACCGGATTCGGCGCAGAAGTTCTTAAGAATATAGAGCGGGTAAAAGCGAAAATAGGTAGCGATGTAGCCACTGGCAAAGTGCAAGACACCGAGATACTAGACGTTATGATGGGTTCAGAAGTGTTCCCACTCATAAAAGAACTAGGAGTTGGCGCAAGGGGAATGGACACACCGGCTGAAAGAGAATTTATGAGGCAGGTACTGACTGGTTCTATTTCTCTCAACAAAGGAACCCTGTTGAAGATGGCCCAGATAAGAAAAAGCATAGCACAAAGGGCTATAGATAGGTGGAATACACGAACCGATAAGGGCGAATTGGATAAATTCTACGAGGCGTCCGACATAACGAAGGAAACAATCGGCCAACCGCCACCACCGGAAGACTACCCAGATGCTAGATGGTCGTCTAAACACAGCGCATATTTCGTAAAAACTGGTGACGGATGGGCTAGGGTGAAACAATAATGGCTACACTAGAAAAAATAGACTTCGACCCATTTGCGGAAGAGCAACAAGCCCCTCCTACATTTGAAGAGGCATTATCTGCTGAACCGGATATTGAGCCTGTAGATTTTGACCCATTTGCAGAAGATGAAGTAATCCCGACCATAGATAGGGCGGACAGGGAACCAATCGGCACCACAGGTATTCAACGGTTTTCTCAAGCGGTGGGCAAAGATAAAGGTATTACCCAGCGGCTAACTGAGTCTGTCTTTGGGGAGCAAACCGGCAAAGTCTTTGGCGTAGCAGAAGATATTGTGTCAGCACCGGCTATGTTCGCTGCTCATGTATTAGTCAAACCAGTTGTAGACACCCTGGAAAACTTTGTTTTTGATAAAGCACTAGCGCCGGCAGCTGAATTAGTATCAGAGCAGATACCCGACCCGGTAAAGGCGCAAGCAAAAAGTATTATCAATAATATTGCAGAATACCCACAATACCAAGGAGTGTTTGAGGCTATAGGCGAAGGGGCCGAGGCAGTAAAAAAATACGCTAAAGCCCACCCAAAAGATGCCGCTAGGGTCGCTGGCATATTGGCACTGGCGGAATTTATCCCTGTTGCAAAAGGCACTCAAATAGCCGCCAAAGAACCTTTAGATATTCTTAAAGATGCCTCTGAAATAATAACTAGAAGGCAACCAGAGCGTATAGGCAAGTCTATTTCAGGCGCTGCTGACGATGCTTTGAGGGCTGTAAAGCCTGGGAATAAAAACCTCAGAACGGCGAAGATAAGAAATATAAACGCCACAGAGTTTCAGAAGGAGTTGCCTACAGGCGAGATAAAAACGATAAAAGGCCCGGAAGCGTATAAAGAGCATATGGCAACCTATATGGACGAAGTTGTCAGCAATAAAGACCTCTTAGACCTCACTGATTTTAACGGTGCTAAAGTGACTATTCCAACCGACCTTAAATCAGCGTTTCAAGCAGAAGAGCAACTGGAAGGGATATTCTTCAAACAATTTGACGACATGGTGAAGGCGAGTGGGGCCAAGGGCGGCAAAGCTGATTATGTAAACCTTGTTAATAAACTGAGAAAATTAAAAGAAGAAAAGATTGGAGTCTGGGCACCTAAAGACCTGGATGCGATAGACGATAGGATAGAATATCTTGTTGATGTCGGAAGACTAGATTTAGTGAGGGCGCAAGGAAGACTAGCTGAAATGAACAGCCAAGTATCAACGGCTGCCTCCAATAAGATTAGGTCAATGTCATCTGGTGAAAACGCTCTTAACGCTATCGAGGCAGACTATCTAAGAGGCGAAATAGACGATGTAATAAAAAGAACAGGCGGAGATGGCGAAGGATGGAAAAAAGCTAGGCGCAATTATGGCTCTCTAATCGTTGTTAGGGACGATATAGCAAACAAGTTCTCATCTATCGCAAAGCAAACAAAAGGCGACCTAAACACCATGTTTGATGCCTTTGCTGATACCCATATAGCGTTAGGTCTGGCGACTCAAAACCCTTCCCAATTCCTAATGGGAGCTATACCAAGGGCTGAAAAAGCATTTGTTCAAAAGATGAAGAACCCTAACAATATAATGGCTAAGTCGTTTAAGCAGGTTGATGAAGCAGTAGATATGAGAAAGAACCTCCCAAACAAGATGAAGCCAAGGAGTTATGTGGGGAAGCTTGCTGGTATAGGGTCTGAATATATAGATAATGGGTTGAAAAATATTTTAACCTCCGCAAAGACACAAGCAGAATACACAAAAGCTGTAAATGAATTTGCGGAAGATATTGGGGACATAATGAACATCGTCCCCAGGCAGATCACGCACGAAGCTACAAGATTCCCGGCTAAAATTAAGCCAGACGATGTTATAGATTGGTTGGTAGAAACAGCTAAAACACCAGAAGGCAGAGAAATGATAAGACGAAAACTAGGGGCCGACTATACATCTCTACCTCCTGGTAGCCCTCCTTTGCCACAATTGCCAGGGGCGACCAAAGATTTTGTTCTGGTAGACACTCCGCAAGCGTCCAATCAATCTCTGTCGGATATAGCAAGTAAGTTGGGAACTAAAAATATAGCATCACCGACAAAAGGCAGTGTGTCTGAGTCAGAATTGCAAAGGTTAAGAAAGCTTGAAATAGCTGGCGAGGGTAATCCATTAAAAGAAGTTCCTTTTAGCAGAATGAGGAAATAAAAAAATGAGCGATATAATCCAGGACTTTTATAAAGGTGAAACAAAATCATACCCGTTGACGCTAAAGCGTAACGGTACGGCAATAAACATCACCAATGACACCGTTTATCTAACCATAAAGAATAAAAAATCAGATACAGATGCCAACGCCGTATTGCAAATATCCAATTCAGTCGGAGAGCATACTACTCCTGCATCTGGAATAACTACGATAGTTATATCCTCAACGCAAACCAACACCCTAGCGGTTGAAAAGACATATTACTATGATTTCAGGCTGGTAGAAAGTGGCGGGACAGTAACCACAATACCAGGCGGGACATTCACCGTTAAAGAACCTATAACCCAAGCTGTTGCCTAATGTCTGATATAACAATAGAGCTTGTCTCACAAGAAGTTACCGTTGAATTAGCAGACGCTTCTGTAAGTGTAGAAATAGACGGTAATTCTGTAGAGGTTGACATAACTACAAGTGCTGTGTCGGTAGATATTGGTGATAACGATATCACAATAGACATAACCGGCGGTGGAGTTGGCGGAATAACAGCCCACAGCCAATTAACGGGAATAGGAACTAATACCCACGACCAGATAGATACGGCAATAACCGCAAGCACAAATCATATTGCGTCAGATGGCACAGACCATTCTAACGTAGTCCTAAACGATACCCACAGGGCAGGCGACGGCAGCGATCATGCAAATGTAGTCACAAACACAGCGCATATAACCAGTGACGGTTCAAGTCATTCAGATGTAGCTGCCAACACAGCTGCAAGACACGCAGAATCTCATACAATCGCAAGCCATTCAGATACAACCGCTACCGGGGCAGAGTTAGAAGAGCTAACGGATGGGTCTGTTACAAATCTCCATTCTCATCTTACCGGATATGGCGATGTAACAGCGGCAAGCACCATAACCGACAATGCCATTGTCAGAGGTGACGGCGGGGCTAACGGGGTACAAGACTCTAGTGTTATTATAGATGATTCTGGCAATGTGGATTTAGTTGGCGGCGACCTTACCAATATTGGTGCCACTTACATCACCCAACAAGATCATGTCGCTGGGGCGCAAATAAACGGGTTCGACACCAACTCAGCCGTTTACCAGAAATGGTGGACAAACTCAGCCGGAGCCAATGTTTACGAACAAAGCGGCACTGTCTTAAATTACGCCGGAATAACGCAGGTGTCGCAAGAAAACGGTGTTGCCTTGTCACGGTATACGCCGATACTTTTCCGTGACGGTGTGGCGGCTCAGTTCGGAAATGGGGCTGATTTCTATTGGCAGTACGAATCAGGTGCTGACGAACTAACTCTGTATAACTCTGATGGCTTCCCAGACACAGCAATACTTTCTGTAAACGCAAGCAATCAGCTTGTGATGGAGGGAAATAAGATTGTCGAACTTGCAGACGGTACGGCAGACGGTGAGGCTGTGGCGGTTGGGCAAAGTCTTAGCAACGCCGACCTACAATATGACCGGAGCGTAACAGGTTCAGCGGCAATAAACGTGGCCACGTTGCTAAAAGAGGGGTTTGTGTCGGTCAGTGAATTTGGCGTAACCGCTGACTATGTGCCATCAACCGGAGTGGGTACTGACTGGACTACTGAGATTCAAGCGGCATCAGACTATGCCGATTCTATTGGCAAACATCTATTCTTTCCCCACAAAGACAATACCAAAACCTATCTCATCACAGGTACCATAACCAGGGACGCAAACGGGGTGCCTTGGGTTGGTGAAGGCAGACATCAACGGTGGATGGACACGGATAACAATACTTACTACAACGCTCCTGATACAACTGGCACAACCTTTCCCAAAGCTACTATATGGTGGGGCGGCGGCAATGAGGAAATGATCAAAATAGAGCCAACTACAACTGCCAACCCTGTTGGCGCTCCTTCTGTTAATTATTCCGATTTTAGAAACCAAACGTCAGGTATTATTAACATGGATTTTGTCGGTTGGGATTGGTACACATATCCAACCGGCAGCGCAATGGCCACTATCTGCATATCAGCAAGGAGTTTGGCAGACTCAGATTTTATTAATGTCGGGGCCTATTACGCAAGTGATGTGGTGATGTATCTTGGAATTGGTTTTTATCAATGGTCTACCTCAGATGCCGGTGTGACTTGGGATAAAGTCGGGAGTTTACCAAGGGCGTCCCAGGAAAATAATATTAAAAATTTCTATCTGATGAATAGAAGTTACAGTACCTCATTATCCAAGAACAACTGGCCGTTAGGCGGGTGCCTACGGATTAGCGGATTTTATAACGTATTTGAGAATGGTGAAGCAGAAGCTGCCTATTCCCCGGCGATAGAAGGTATAGCTGGTGATAATAATTATTTTCGGCAGGTTGGCGGCAAGTCTCTTGGTTCGTGGGGGATGGTTCAACATGGCCTTGGTCGAGCTGATACAAGTTCGATTTCAAATGCAGACAAGGATTATTGGGAATATGAGCTTTTCTGGACATCAGTTTTTGAAAACACATCTCTAAAAAACATATATCTTTACGGCACCGACGATGTAATCCCAGGGACAGCTATTAGCTATGTGAAGGGGAGCAAGGGAAATCACTTTGATTTGCTTGACTACCAGAATGCTCAGAACAACATAGAGGCGGGTACGGGGGCAAGTTTTACAGCTACAACTTTAGGTACACAGAATGATGCGAGAGGAGATCTGCATTTAGACCCAGAGTTTAACGGTGTTGTCAAATTACATAATGCCGGGATAGTTGGTAGGGAACAGAAAATCGCCTATCAAGTAACGGGTGGCAGCTACGGCTTAACCAACGGCATGTATGACACCGCTAATATTACGGCGTTTGCGGATTATTCAGGCACAGTAGCCGGTACAGTAAAAGCAACTACCGCAACGGCGCATGGTTTTTCAACCGGAAGTGTGACCACTCACGCCGGCACCACTAATTACAACGGTGATTTTGAGATAACTGTTATTGATGCGACAAACTATTATTTTACCGACACATGGGTTGCTGATGATGCTACCGGAACTAGCCAAAATAGTTCACTGCCAACTTACGCATATTCTCAAGATACGTTTGCTTTAAGTATCGGGTCAACTGCATGGGACGCTTTCCCTTTTATCAAAGGGCAAGAATTAACACTCGCTGGCTGTAATGACGCAACACACAATGATACATTCGCTGTGCAAGATGATGATGTGTGGGCAAGAGGTAACATGCTTTATATGACCGGCACGATGGACGCTAATACCTATACCGATACTGCAACATCGTTAACAGTACACCCTCAATTTATCGCAGATGGATATAAACAAGGTGTGTATAATCTTGACAATGCGTGGTCGCCAAACTCTTTGAAATTCGTTGACCCATCTGACTCGACAGAATTTAGTATAATAATTAAACAAAACGCTACTGGTGATGGCAATATAGCTTCCCCGTTTTTTGATGCGGCTACAGAGGCCAAAATAGTAAGAAATTTACAACCTTCGCCAGAAACAGCAATTAATGCTCTTGCTGCCAACGAGAGAATAGTGTTGCGTTATATCTATTTAGCGTCAACCGATCTTTACTATGAGACATGGGATCACTTAGACAAAGTTGGCAAGTTATATGGTGATGCCGATCCAGGAGTCGTCGGGAAAGACTCCATACCTGTTTTTAGTGGTTACAAGACTGATGGCGGATCAACACGGATCAATCTTGAGTCATACGGCGATAATGCCACCGTAGAAAGTTCAATACGAATGAAAGCGGCGGACGCTGACGGGACAAACCAAGCAACATTTACGTTTTCGACGTATGGTTTAAATTATTCTGCGGCTTATTTTGCATCTAAAACCGCTCTTTTTAGCAATTCAGAAAATGGCATTTTATTTAATGAGTTTACGAACAACCCTATTACATTTCACGTCAACGGATTAGCATCTGACAGCAATAAGGAACTAACAATTGCTGAGAATCTTGTGACTGTCCACGATTCTTTATCTGTAACAAATAGTGTTACTGCCTCTTCTTTCTCTGGTGCCGGGACAGGATTAACAGGTACAGCCACAGCTTTAAACATTGGAGGAACCGCCGCAACCGCGACTAACGCCACAAATGTTAATCTAACCGGCGGATCGTCTGACGCTGAGAGGTATGTCACGTTTGGGAACAGCGCAACAGGCAACGCACTAATACAGACTGACGCTAATTTCCGGTTTAACCCCTCTACTAATGTGTTATCAGTCGCCGGATATACTGTCAATACAGTACTTAACGGTTCAGATGCTTCAACCTATCATAAACATGGCTCAGGAACGAGCCAAGATGTCACAACCACAGGTGCCCCCGTTTTTGCAGACGTTGAGGCGGGAAGTGTAAAAATAACCGATAACACATCATCAATTTTATCAAGTGATGGTAGCCCTGTTGCCGATATAAGTGCAGTGGGTAATGTAGTGTTTAAGGAGTTGGTAAGCGGTGGAAGATTGCCGTGGGTATCTGTAAACTCAGGGAGTTCACCGTATACAATCACAGAGCCGTCGTTCACTTGGTTTTTCTGTAATGCAAACTTAGGAGATATTACCTTAAACCTGCCATCAATCGCAACGATAAAGGAAGGAACACTGTATATATTCTCCGGGTTCAATGCGACCAATCAAACGACGATAGCAGCAAACGGTAGCGATTCTATATATTACCAAAACACAAGTTCGGCAAGCATAGAACTAAACACTGGTGGCACGAAACGGTACGAGTCGGTTGTGATGGTGTGTTTAACCGGAGCATGGTACGTTATTGCGAGAACATAAAACAAGGAACACTAAATGGCAGAATACCCAGGCCCAGACAGAAGAGCGCCATGCGACAGGTGCGACATGATGCGCGAAGACGCCAATTCTAAAATGGCCAAGCTGTTTGATTTCATGGAAGACCAACTTGGAAGAAACGAGGCGTGTGACCAGCAAATATCAGCACATGAAAAGGATATAACCGAAATGAAAAGGGAACAGAAGGAGACAAATAAAAACGTTATCAGCCCAATGGCCACTAAAATAAATAGAGCCGTAGGCGGGTTAATCGTGTTAACCTTTGTCTCCGGTTTCCTCTGCTCAATGGCGCTTTACATAGTTAAAGATGCTGCCGCCAATACAAAGCAGAAAATAGAAGAGGTTCGCAAAATAGCCGCAAGCGCACACGCCCAAGCTGACAGGGCGTACAACGATGCTCAGCTAATGAAACCTGACATAATCCACATTAAAGAAACAATCGACGATGTAAAGAAAAACCAAAAAGAGCAATACAATGAAACCAAATTATTCTATAAAGAAATAATAAGTTACCTTGAAAAGAACAAAGGATAACCATGAAAACAGGTTATAAGTCAGTCTATTTTAGCCCGGAAGAAACCGGGTGCAGATGTGGTAAATGTGATAATCTTCAAGGGATGCCAGAAGAATCGCTGATAAAAGCCGACCTATTAAGAGAGATGTGCGGTTTCCCTTTGATGATGTCTAGCGGTTATCGGTGTCCATTGCATCCACAGAATCCACAAGGCCCACATTCAGAAGGAGCCTTTGATATAAGCGTTAGCCATATGAGAGCCTACTTTGTTTTAAAGAACGCTATCTTGCTAGGGTTTTCAGGGATAGGAGTAAGTCAAAAAGGGGAGCATAGATTCATCCATTTAGACGATTGTAAAGACTCAGCAGAAAGGCCACGGCCTAGCGTATGGAGCTACTAATTAAACCTCAAAACAACATAAAGAATAGCCGTAACAATTAATATTATCTCTAATATATCTCTCATAATTCACCAAAATGAGTTGTTGGTTATCCGGAGAACCGGCAACTTAGGCTATCTTCGTCTAACTGGCAGGACACACGGTGGGGACAAAACCTCGCTGTGAAATGTGGGTTTGAGTCCCACCGATAGCCGAATGTCGCATAAAATAGAATATTACTGGATCTTGATAGCATATTGTTATCTGCAAAAGTTAATTCTCAGAGTCAAATAATTTTACACACCAAGGATGATATTTTTTACCATCTCTAGTTTGGAAGTCTGTTGTGTAGTGTGCCAGCATCCCTCCGTGGTTAGTTCTGTGGGCAAATATCCCACCACCGCAATACGAGCAAGGATCTTTTTCGCCAATATCCTGAGAGCAGGCAGATAACAATAAAATCAAGCCGACCATTGCCAAGTATCCGAGTTTAGTCACGTTCTTCATTCTAATTTACTCCTTTGGTTAGTGTTATTTGGCCGTTGTGGCCGCTTATTAAAAGCGTTATAAACTCCCCGCCACCATCCATAAACAATGACACACCACATGAACATTGCTCTTTTTACTGATAAAATATAACTGGTTTAGGTGGCGGGGAATCTCTTATCTCACATAGATTGTATTGTTATTTATCTCAAAGTAGACAGTCTTGCCCATACCTTGTAGCATTGTCTCTATTTGTGCCGCTATCCATTGGACATCACTAGGGCGGGCTATTAGCGTTTCTATTGATATTTTAGCCAACGGGCCTACTTCCCCAAAGAGTAACTTTATATTATCTTCTGTCTTCATTTTATAGCCTCCCTTGCTTTCTTTTTTAGCCATGCTCTGATTGTCATGGTGACGATTAGCTCGTCTATTTCGTAGCTGGTCATAATAATTATAACTTATTTGCTTGGTAGAAAGCATTAGCAAAACCTTGAGGGCATAGCGACCTAAAAGACATATCGTCATTAACTTTATGCTTGAATTGTTTCAAGCTGTCAATATTGTCTATTGCACTCTTGTGTAAAAAAGCAAAACCTGGCTTACTTCTTCCTGGGCGCATATATAGTTTTTTATTTTTTGGCACATCATCATATATATTATATATTCTTACAGGTATATTAAATTTACCCCATAAAGCAGTCCTTTTTGTCCACGGATCACCAAAATGCCAAGGTTCATAGGTCATTTTAGGTTTGCCAAGAAAATCCTTTAACCTTCCATTGGCAGGGTTTTCGATTACCCAAAAGTCCGGATTGCATTGTTCTATAATTCGTAGGCAATGGTTTACCAAAAACATACCTTCTTCATGGTTTCCTTTCCCTTCGTTATGTTTCCATTTGGCAAATGAAAATTCTGTGCATACTGGATTAGCAAAAACACCATATACATTTGCCGGAGGAACAAATCCTTCTACCCCTATTTCCTTACCTATTAAACGAACATCATAACCAGCTCTATAGAATGGGTATGAATCAGACCCTATATCGGCACATAGGTGTAGGATTATTTTATCATTGTTCATATTCTATTCCTCCTTACTAGGCCAAGGAGCAGAGATACCAAACTTCTGCCCCATTCCAGCGTTGAAGACCTCGTAAACATCTTTAATCTGTTTTGTAGTCAGCTTTGATGTCCGGTCAGTACCATACATATCTGATGATATTGTTTGGAAAACAGTCTTTAAAAACTCAGAAGTTACCGGTACATGAAACCCTCTTTTAAACTTCTCAAACGTCATAGCCTGGTCAATTCCTGCATCACTGAATAGCAATGACATCATGTTCAAATAAAGATGCAAAGAGCGGTTCTGCTGGTTTGTTCTCGTTTTAGATGTCTCAGATATTACAACTTCATATCGTCCATCAGTGGGCAGATTTGCTATCTTGTTGATAGCCTCTGCCTTTGCCCTTTCAGTTGTTATGTGAATTGCTTCCTTGTCCATGTCGGTTTACCTATTTGATAATGATGCTTGGCCGTTTATTGTGAGTCTCATTTTAGGTATTCTTCAATTGCTTCTTTTATCAAACTGAGCATACCATCATCGACAGGTTGTCCAGACCACTGGAATCCGTTCATCATGGTGTAAAGCTCTAGGCCGTATTTATTATTGGTTATCCTCACTTTTTTCTTACCGGCAACCTTTTCTATTATAAAACTAGTTTCCATATTCCTCTCCTTCCCTGCTGCAATGTTCACCGGCAGGGGCGGCTCCACAAGCGTCCTTCGTGGACACCGGCATTGCTCCGGTCTAATATTCATTTTAAATCGGCAAGTTTCAATATTTCAGCGATGAAGTCTTGCTTCTTTAGTTGTTCAATTTCCTCTTCCAGCTTGGCGTTTTCTTTCTCAAGTGCTTTGACCTCGGCGCAGAGTTCCTTTATTTCTTCGGTTGATACTTTGTGCTCAGCCGGTATTGGATGCCCTACTCCTATTCGCCCATCAAAGTTTGCATTGGCAAAATACAAAGTGTCGTCTTTTTTAGGTGGGTTAAATATATCTTTAAATCTCCCATAACTTCTGCGATGTGCTAAGTCCTTATCCCTGAATAAAGAAGACCTTTTAGCCTCAAGTTCTGCCTTTTCTGCAAGTAGTTTCTCTACAAAGTCGTGTCTGTCCATTGTCGTCTCCTTTTATTTTGAGTAAGCTTTCTTTGCGTTCTCGTATTCTGTCATAATCTCATTGATTGCAGCGACCGGGGCGGCAGAAAAGTTTGGCTCGTTTTTCTTTAACCATGCCTCAACTTCCGCCAGGGTCTCAAGTTTGGCAATCTGGGCAACGTATTTATCGACGCTTTCCCTTACGGCTGGGGATAATGGTGCCGGTTTGGAAGGTTCTTTATTTGACATAACGGTATGAACATTGGCATCTGGGTCGTTGTCTCCCTCGGTGGGGATTGCAAAAACCATAAAGGCCATTGCTTTATAAGCATAGCTCATCGCCTTACCAGCACTCTTATCTCCGCTGTCCATTGCCTCCCCATAACTGCTCACGGTGTGACGGCTACCATCTTCTGAGCTAACTATGTCAAAATCTACTTCAACCGTTGTATAAAACAACGCTGTTCCTTTGGCGTTTGTTCTCTCAACAACTGTTTTAGATACCATTTTTGGCAGTATGCAAAGGCCATTAGACGCCAGCAACGGGCACAGAGCTGCATAAACATCGTCAATGCCTCTGTATTTGAAGCCCTGCATTTTGTTCTGCTGGTCCTTGCTTATGCCTCGTTTGGCAAGTTCTCCTTGGACGGTTGAGATTGCTTTGTATACACCTAATCCTGATTCGCTCATTTCTTTATCTCCTGTTCGAATTTAACACAAATCCCCATCAGCTTGCCCAATGGTACTTCAATAACTGTGGCGGTTGTGTGTGGTGGTATTCTTATTTCTGACTTGCCATATGGTACTGTGAGTTGGCAATCGTCTGGGTTGTGTATTTTCATTGTTAGTTCACCCTTTATATTGCGTCTATAGCCAAGTCATATCCATCCCAATTATCTACCCCGCCAGCTTCTAAAGCGTCTAGCAGTGCCAATCTCTCTTGGACATTAGCGTTGTCAATATTTATTTGGCTTGTTAGGCGCTCTATTCTTTTCTCATAAACCTTGTTTTCATGTTCTGAAATCGCCAACTTACTAGTCAACTCCTTTATTATCTCAGCAGACTTTGTGGTATGGTCGGTTAAAACCCTTTGTAGTTCTTTGAACTCTTCCTCTTTTGAGTTCAGGTTACTCAAGGTATTTTCGAGTTGTTTTATTGCCCAGTTTATCTGCTTAATGCTTGGCCCGGCTGGGTACATTCGGTTAAATATATCTTTTTGCCTATCTGTGCAGAGGGCCAGTAAGCTGTTCATGTAATCTGTCTTATTCATATTATCCTCGTTGGTTACGGTTGAGTGATAGGCATAGTTCGACTAACCCGTGTTTTTGCACCTGTAGTTAGCTGAGGTACAATTAGCCAAACGGGGTAGGCTAAACCATAAATGGTGCCAGAGAAAGATTTACCAGGATGACAATTTTTACGAGTTACCTTCTCGTTGCCCCACCGATTGGTTGCCGTGGTCGCATGTGATAATGTGCAAAATCTATTCTTGCGAGATAGAAAATCCTGTATATGCCCACCATTTAAAATGGCTTGATTCTCAATCGGGCCGTTCGGGTCAAACGCCTTTCTCTGATCTTCTTTGCTTCTGAAACTTGGTAAATCTGTGCAGGTTGTCTCGTTTATTGTTCCCTTTGTCCCTAACACCAAAGATTGGCCGTGCTGAGAGAAGATAGCCTTGCAAGGACTAGTGCCGTAGAAAGCAATCCATTCGGGACTACAGCGGAGAAGTACCCTCTCACAACTCCTTGGTGCCAGGACAAAAGGAACAATTGGGATGAAACTCTGAGTAAAGAATCCCAAAGCACGAGAGAAAGCGTATTTTCGACCGGGAAGAGAGAAAAAACTCAAGTGCTTTGGAAATTGTGATTTTTTGTGTGTGTTTGACTTGCTTCTGGCTTCCCGGCCATCAGTTGCTTTTTTCATGCTACCCCTCCAATATACATAATTTGGTTAAAATGTCAATAGTTAATAGTAACGTGCTTAACTTCACCATTGTTTATCGCTGTGAGAACCGTTTTAGCGTCAGCCTCTGATATCCCGGTAGCCTTTACCAAAGAAACATATGCCTCTTTTTTTATCTTGTCGATATGGCTTTTCTTGGCCTTCTCTTTCGCTTCTTTCTCAGCGGCAATACGTTTTGCCTCGTCTTCTTCACGCCTTGTTTTCTCTTGTCGTTCACGTTCTTGTTTCTCTGCTAAAGCAACGGCGGCGGCTTTTTCTTGCTCAGCTTTTATGGCGGCAACTTTTCTTTCTTCTTCGGCTCGTTTTACTGCTTCCTCGGCTTCTTTCTGTTTCCTAATAGCCTCTTGCTTTTCTTGTTCTGCTTTTAATTTCTCTGCCTCGGCCTTTTCTGCCGCTTCACGCTGCGCCTTTTCTTCTGCTTCTTTCCTGATCCGCTCTTCACGGTCAGCCTGTTCTTTCTTGGCTTGCTCTTCCGCTTCCTTGCGTTCACGGTCTGCTTTCTCTGCGGCTTCTTTGGCGGCTCGTTCCTCTGCCTCCTTTTTCAACTTGGCAAGCTCGGCCTGGTCTTTCTCATATTGCAAGGCTGCTTCTGCTTTTGTCGTCAGAACTTCCCTGGCCTTGTCTATTTCTAACGTAACTCTTTCAAGATGTTCGCCAAGATCGTTAGCGCCAACAAGGGTATCAAGTTGGGCAACAAGGTTAGAAATATCCTGTGAAGGCAATTCACCAGCTGATTCTCTCATTACCATGATTGTGTTTATAATTACTCCGGCGACCTCACCCTTTCTCTTTTCGGCCTCTTCCCACTCTGTCAAAGGCTTTCTTACTTCATCTTTTATCAGGTCGCACTCGTCACGGACTCTTTTTCTTTCCTTGTTGATGCTGTCAAGTTTGGCTTTATAATCAGCGCCCAAGTCCTTTCCCATGCCGTCAATTAAGGTTTTAGATCTTGCAACATTGTGGGCGTTAGAGGCTATTGCCTTTCTCCCGGTGGCGGTGCTTATATCTGGGACATGGGCCATTGCTTGTTGGCGGATCTCTTCAATTAAAGCCGATATGTTTTCCGGCTTATAAACTACCGCCACATCAAGTTCATTGATTCTTTCTATTGTTACCAATTCTTTGCTCATTGTTCTCTCTCCAAGTTAAATTTAAAATCCGTTGCCGTCGTTTTGCGCTTCCATCTTCTCAATGTACTCCTTAAACTCTTCTTCCTTTTTGATCCCTAGCTTTGTCCTGCACGCTGGGCATAGGTCATAAGGGGTTTTATCATAGAGAAGAAAGTCGCGTGTCGTGCCGCATTTTATACAGCTCCACATTATTCATCTCCAAAGGCTAGGGCCGACCTCTTTGTTAAAGGTTTTGTGCAATTTAGATGCCGGGAAAAAGACTCTCGATTTATCTTTTAACTCTCTCGACCAATCATGTAGCATTGTTTCTGCCTTTCCCCCTCGCTGGAATCCGTTACGGTGTAGGTCATTCAATATCTCAGTAATAAAAAGTTTATCGGTTTTATTGTCGGACATTTTGTTCTCCTTTAACGTTGAATTTTATTCATCTCCGAATTTAAGTGCTTCATTATAAGATAATACTATGATCCTTAATCTGTTCTCGTCGTAATAATCTTCAATCATCTTACGCACCACCGAAGACCAAACAACGCCATTTTCTAGTGGATATATTTCCGCCGTTATTTCGTCCCTGCTGGCGGAAATCTCAAGCTGTACCTTTTCTTCACAGCATAATCCGGGGTGAAGTTCAAGAGATACGGTGTCTTCTATTATCATGTTACCACCCTTCTATTTCGGTTAGTATTTCGTCAACGGATGAAATTATCTTGTAATGACCAGCCCAATTCTTTTCTAGCAGCACTTGAGATGGTTGTTTAGCTGATTCTAATATCTTGCCGGTTCGCTTTCCTACCTTTTCAGGCGATTTTAGCTCATACCAGAAGGTTTTACCTCTGTACCCTACCAAGATGTCATCGTGACCAACTTGCACCGTCACGCCCGGAATAGAGCGTAATTCGGTTACTATCTTGTTTTGGTTTGTGTCAGTCTTGGCGGCTCTGCGGTACTTGCTCATTTTGCACCTTCCAAGAACATTAACACCGATGGATAAAGAACTACCAACAAGATTGCACCGATCAACATGCCTTTAATTATCTTCTGCATCGTTTCCCCTCCACATAACCTTTGAGATATGCCTTCTCTTCTACCACCCGGAGACTCCCGGTGAATTTATCTGCAAGCACTCCCTTTTCAAGATCGGTAAGAGTAGTGATGTTGAGAAGTACTGCAAACTCTTTTTCTAACTTGTTGATTGCTTTGTCCATGTTTTGCTCCTTTATTTTCTGTTATCTTACCACAGGGAAATAACGTGTCAAGAATAAAATACCGCAAAAAGTAAATTTATTTTTACCCCAATAAATATGTTGACTTTATAAACACAGGTGGTAAAATAACCCAAAATACAGAGGAGGTGTAGCTTGGAAGAATTACTAATTAAGATGCCAAAAGAACGAAAAGATAAGCTAAGGAACGAAGCTAAGAAGATGGGCCTAACCATGAATGGACTGGTTAATTTGTTAATTATTGAACAGGTGGGGAAGTAACACCGCCAATGTTCACGCTGTCTGGTGAATTTTTTGGTTATCTGATTTATTATTTGGAGGAGAGAGCAATGGCTATTAAGACAAAGAAAAGAACTGGCAAGATGGAAGTAGATCTGAACGGACCCCAAGGTAATGCTTTTTGCTTGCTTGGTATTGCCGCAAAACTTAGCCGTCAACTTGGCAAAGATACGGAAGATATAAACAAGCGAATGACCAGCGGAGGCTATGAAAACCTGATAGCTGTTTTCGATGCCGAATTTGGCGACTATGTTGATTTGTACAGATAACAACAAGTTCAGCAGGGAGCCTACTAACATGAAGAAAAACAGAACAAGCCTGCCGACTCGGCTGAAACGCCTGGTTATATTACCTTACGGGAGGTAGATAATGGATAGTCATTTTGAGCAAACGAGTGAAAAGAAATTTAACAGAGCAATTAATAACCACAAAGCAAAATGTACAGATGATTTGGGTGCGGGGAGATTTGCAAATTACTACACAGAAGAAGGAAAGCTGGTGGCCAGAATAGACCAAAGCCTGTCTGTATTTGAGATACTTGTTAATAGAATATAACACCCTAATCACTTGCCAGCCAGTGAATGACCAGCACCGGCACCCAAGGCACAACCTGGTCAAGTGGATTTATTGTTATGCCTTATTTGAAATATATTTTTAGGAGATTAACAGACATAGTTGTTTGCGGAATCTTCTTTCTTTGCGCTGTTTCTATGTGGCTCTTTCCAGAACTTATTGGCCTGCAAAAATATCAGACATTAGCGACATTTGTAGCTCTTGCTAATCTTGTGCTAGGGCCACTAATTTATTCAATGTATATGCTATCATTACCGGAGGCATAACGCCTGCATCACCGGCCGCAACTACCAAATAACAATTAACAAGGAGCAAGACAATGACTGAGAAGAAACAACAGACAAAAGACGAGGCCACGGTCTGCGTGAATGGCTTGGTTAGCGATAATTTTGGCAAAAAACTCAAAGATATTGTAGACGTTGATCAGTTGAGAAATATGGTTGGTTGGCTTTGGGGCTATCTCGATGACATCGACACTCTTGATGACATGGCAAAAAACAACGATCTGGTTTTCAGAAATACAGTGAGGTCAATACAGAAACAAAGATTTAATCATCTGGTTAGCGATGGCTACAACCTTTTTCTCCCACCTAGCTAACGCTGTAATAAGCGGTGCGTGTAAAGCGTGCCAGAAACAAACGGGCGGTAATTACATCCGCTTGATTAACTTGGTTATCTTGAAATTAACGGAGGTAGTTATGGACGATACGAACATAAAATTATTAAAGGTGAAGGCTGATGAACATATCACTAAAGCAAATAAAATTAATTCCCTTATCAAAGCTAGGGCCGAAGTTACAAATGCTATAGAAGATATATTGTTTCTAAAGCGCAACGCTGGCCGCATGATATTTACCGGCCAATCAGGTAAAATTGACGACAGCACGAACTTGAAGGAAATCTACATCAACGGGCTGGCCGGATGTGTCGCAGTGCCTAACTTATTGCTGGAACTTGCCAAAACAAAGCTAGACCAAATCGAGTTTGAGATATGCCAATTGTTGGGAAGATAACACCCTAATCACTTGCCGCCCACCTAAGACCGGGGGAAGCGGCTGACTTCATGCGGTCAAGTGGATGATTGGTTATGCAAATTAAAACGCTCGGTGATTTTAGAAGATTGACCAAAGGTCTTGATGACGATTTTAACATCGAATTGCGGATAAGAACGGCGTTGCCTCCAGAAAGACTGAAAGAATTAGCTTACCCATACCCTTATCAGACTGAATACACACACCTTGAATTTGATGACATCGGGTACAGTGACAAAGATTTGTGCCTCGGTGTCGAGATTAAGGGTGCGTAACCACCAAGAGGAAATTGTTATGAAATATTGTTTAATGACTTTTGTCAACAGAGGGTCAGAAGAAAATCCAATATGGGAAGTTTACGGGCATGTAAAAGAATTTAATAACGACCACATAGATACTTTTAAAACCCGTATCGAAGCTGTGGAACATGCGCACCAGTTTGGTGTCCCCGTTATGCAGGGATTTAGTAATTCAATAGGAGTTACGCCGGCTATAAGGAAATTGGCAGCCGTATAACCATTGATTAGCAAGGCTAAACGACCTGATATTAGATATTAAAGACAAAAACAGGCACATTCGCCCTGATATTAGCACAAACATAGCACCTATGGCTAAAGAATACCGCAAAACCACACCAATACGCCTAAAAGGTAAGAAATTACTTGAACATGGCTAAAGCAACCTCCGCAGAAAAAAGGCACATGAACAAAGTAGCTGCCATAGGCTGTATCGTATGCCATGAATTTCTCGGAGTTGAAACGCCAGCTATTATCCATCACGTCAGAGATGGGCTAGGGATAGGGCAGAGAAACCACAAAATAGTATTGCCGATATGCCCTGGTCATCACAAAGATGGCGGCTTTGGTGTAGCTATACATGACGGCCAGGAAGAGTGGGAAAAGAACTTTTACACTGAGCAAAGGTTCCTTGAAATACTTGAGGAAAAGCACGGTATAAAATATGATAAATAGGAGAAGATTATGCAATTTACCTATGAAGAAGAAATTAAGGCAAGCCACCCGATGAGATGCGAAGACCCGGACAGGTATGCAGCCGATGTAATGGCGTTAAAACTTGTTGGCGAGAGGCACGACAAAAGGGATTTGGTAAACCTTGTAAGGTGGCTCATTATGGACAATGCAAAAACTGTCAACCAGGATATGAAATAGTTGCACAAACAAAATTGATATGATAATGTAGTTTATCGGACTTGACACACCCGATGTAATTCTAAAAAAACTAAGGCAAAATATGATTCAGAAAATAAAAAGCAGCTCGAAGGGTTTGAAGCCGGTTAATTTAGTCCGGTTGTGGTTCTTAGTCCACAGTCAAGCGAACCTTTCGAGTTGCTTTTTGCGTTTTGGAGGAAGGTAAATGGCTGAAATACTAGAAGTGGAGCTGGAAGACTATTTATTTAATGAGCTTGAAACAGGTGGGTATGTCGAAAATGGTGATCTTTTTATATCAGGTAAGCCTATGCGCCAAGTTGCTTTACCAGGGTACGGGGTAGTAGACCTTCTTGTGTGTGATGCTGATAGTGATCCGTCTGGTCATATGGTCGAAATTACTATTGTTGAACTAAAGAAAGACAATATTAACTATGCAGCATTAGGCCAAATTGCTAGATATAATGCAGCGATAAATAGGTCTATAGACGCTTACGGAGTACCTAAGTTGTTGTCCAGAGTAAAACTAAAAGTGTCAATGGTATTAATTGGGAATGAAATCGACAGTAATGATGTCTGTTGGATATTGGATCTTAACAAGGATATTTCTGTATATACTTACGATATAGATTTGTCTACTGGTATCACCTTCACAGAGCAAAGTGGGTGGTATAGGACTGCAGAGGACCTAGAATCAATAAGAGATACGCTTTCTATCGCCTACCAAGAAGGAGTACAAAAACTTAAAAAGTGGATAAGATATACTAGAGGCCTATAATGGATCGTGGTTACATAAAACAATATAGGCGAGAACTAGATAGCGATATATGGGTTATGCCACCGGTTTATGGGAGAGTATGGAAATGGATTCTGTTGAAAGCTAAATGGAAAAAGGAAGTATTTCCCACACCTAGAAAGTTTGGGATACATATTAATCCAGGTCAGCTAATAACCAGTTATGATTTGATTGCAAAAGGAGTCATGTGGCTTGAGTGGGGGAAAGACAGGATACCTAACAAAAAGACCATTAAGGTCGTAATTGACTGGCTTGAGTCGCAAGGAATGATAGGTTCAGAAAGTAACGCCAATGGAACATTTATTTATGTAATAAAATGGGACACATACCAATCTATCGACACAGCGGAAAGTAACGCGGAAGAAACGCAGGAGAAACGATTACTGGAAACAATTAAAGAATTACAAAAGAAGTTAAAAGAATTAAAAGATAACAACGTCAAAACATTTTCATCTGATTCTATCGAAATCAGATTAGCAGAGTATTTAAAAAACTGGATTATTAAAAACAATTCATCTTCAAAAGCCAAAGTTTGTAACGTTCAAGGATGGGCAAAAATCATCGACTACATGATCAGGCTAGACGGGAGAAACCCAGAAGAGATTAAGAATGTTATTAAGTTTGCACAAACTGATTCCTTTTGGATGCAAAACATTTTATCAACTTCAAAGCTAAGAGAAAAATATGACCAGCTGTTTATGAAGATGAAAGGGAACGGTGCAAAAACTATTCACATATCCGGCAGATCCGGGGCCGATAAAACAAAAGAGGAATTATATGCAAAACTTAGCGCATAGGCTACCGCCGCAAAATATTGAATACGAGCAGGCGGTATTGGGATCTGCTTTAATGAATGACGACTGTGCCTTTCATGTTGTTAGCCATTTAAAAGTATTAGATTTTTACAAACCAGCACACCAGGGCATATTCGCAGCGGTAAAGGCCCTCCATGAAGAAGGAGACAACATAGACATCGTAAGCGTAACCAATAAATTAGAAACACACGGCAATCTTGGTCTATGCGGTGGGGCTGCATATGTTTCGTTCTTGTCTGATTGCATACCATCAATTTCCGGTGTTAGAACTGGCTCAAAGATAATAAAGCACAAAGCAGATTTAAGAGCCGCTATTTCAATGGCGCAAGAGATAACCGAGAAATGTTATAATGATAACGGCGACTCTCCAAGCGAGATGACAGAAGAACTTGAGAAGATTGTTTATGAATCATCCGTCAGGCGTAAATCGGAAGGGTTTAAGCATATTGGCGAGGTTATCGGTTCAGTTATGTCACAAATAGAAAAGCTGGCAAGTGGAGAGATCAAAGCGCTTGGCATGGAAACCGGCTACGACGATTTAGACTTTATTCTTACTGGACTAAAACCAAGCGACCTGATAATTGTTGCCGGCAGGCCAAGCATGGGCAAGACAGCCCTTGCAATGAACATAATCGAAAATGCGGCAAAGGCAGGGAATAACCAAGCAATCTTTAGTTTGGAGATGAACGACGAGTCTTTAGTATTCAGAGCTATTTCTTCCATTTCAAAGATAGACTCATTTAAGATCAGAAACGGCAAGTTGAACAAAGAGGAAATTGAACAAGTCCGTGCCGCTTGTAGAATATTGGCTAATATGGGTATTTTTATTGATGATTCGGCAGGGCTAAGCCCTTATGACATCAGAAGCAGAGCGAGAAGAATAAAGGAAAAGTACGACATAAAAGCAATCTGGATTGATTACCTGCAACTAAGCCACACCAAAGCAAGAAGCAAGGAAGAAGAGACAAGCATTATCTCAAGAGAGCTTAAAGCTATGGCTAAAGAGCTAAAGGTGCCCGTTATAGCACTTTCTCAATTAAACAGGGGTTGTGAGTCCAGAACCGACAAAAGGCCACTGTTGTCTGATTTAAGAGACTCAGGAGCAATAGAGCAAGACGCTGATGTTGTAGCTTTCGTCTACCGCGATGAGGTTTATAATGATTCGGAGCATAATCCACTTAAAGGCATAGCTGAAATATTGATAAGGAAACACAGAAACGGGCCAACAGGGTCAGTTGATTTAATATGGAAAGGTGGTCTTACAAGGTTTGAGAGCAAAATGACCATGCACAGACCAGTTAGGTAGCATTTAAACAAGAAAACTAAACGAAAGGGGGTAGATATGATACACTGTTTAAAGATAAAGCAATGTTATTTAATCCACATATTGGAAGGTATAAAGACCTTTGAAGTAAGGAAAAACGATAGAGATTTTCAGGTTGGCGACACGATACAATTTATACCGCTGGAAGATGATAATTATAATTGCTTTTCAGTACGCTTAACCATACCAGACTACCGCATAAACTATATCCTCTCTGATTTCGGAGGATTACAGCAAAGCCATGTCTGTATGGCGATAACACCAATAAAAGACTAAAGGAGAAATACAATGTTTAATCAATTTACAGGAATAGGGAATCTTTCAGCTGATCCAGAAATTAGATATTCTGCGGCTGGAAACGCAGTAGCTAAATATACCGTTTGCGTCGATGTAGGCTTTGGCGACAACAAAGGAACTGAATTTGTCAGATGTGTGTCATTCGGCAAGCTTGCGGAAGTGATTGGGGAATACTTGAGTAAAGGCAAGAAGGTTTTTGTCCAGGGCGAAATGAAAACAAACCAGTGGGAAGATAAAGACGGAAACAAGCGATACACCACAGAGATTATTGTCAACACCATGAAAATTCTTTCTCCCAAGGAAAGCACCGGGGAAAGGCAAGGCGGCCACCAGGCAAGCGACTCAATGGGCGAGGATATTCCTTTTTCTGCCAGCAAGGTATAAAACGAGATAAGCGGCAGACATGACAAGTATATCAAATCAGGGCATCCACCTACGGGTGTGGACAATACGCAGAGTATTGATGTGCCGCTGTGTGTCTGCCGCTTTGTTTAACGAGGGGAGAAAATACCATGTATGACATTGACATAGACTATACTACTGGAAGTAGCTTTGGTTCAGAAAGATCAACAGAGCCTTTATGTAATCCTGTTACCAGCTTAGAAAAAGCTAAAGAAAATCTTAAGAGAATAAAAAAACATTACATAGAGTGCAAAGACCACCCAGACTTTGATAAGCGATACGAATTGACACTATTGACCGATGAAGGAGAGCGCACGATATCTCCATTCTGGATTGGTTATTTTGAAACGCTTCATGGGGCCAGAATAACAGCCAACATAGACACCGACATGGAATTTGAATTGTAATAACGAGGTGATAAAATGTTAGGAAAACAAATCACAATAGAAGGCAAAAAGAAAACAATGGCACAAGCCGCAGCCTATTTCGGTTGTGAGATAACAACAATGCGACATATGGCAAACAAGCTCGATAACGACAATGACAAAATAGTTGCTTGGGGCAACGAGTATATAAAAAGAAGGAATACCAAGTGCCCAGTTTGCGGTAAAAAGGCCAAATTTAAATACTGCTCAGCAGATTGCCGCCAACACCGATACAGGATCGACAAGGGGCAAAAAAAACGGGAGCCAGTCGTTGAGAAGCAGGTAGTCGCCAAGAAAGTAAAGCCACAAGAGGGCGTGACAAAGGAAACAAGGCCGGTAAACTGCAACAATAACTGTGCAAGATATATGCACGATGATTGTCCCGGTATAGATGTCAGTATGTTAAAAGCTAGGTTTAAGCCTACAAAAGATTGTTTCAGGCCGGTCAAGGAAGAAAGTATGGAGCAGATTAGGGGTAGGGCTTTGAGGAATGTGTAACAACCTGCATCACCAGCCGCAACTACCAAACAGAAACTAATAAGGAGCTAGATTATGACTGATAAAGAGAACCAGACAAAGGATGAGGCAACGGTCTGCGTGAATGATTTGGTTATGCCACTTAACCTGGACAAAGAACAAAGTAGGGCTATATGGAACTTGGTTCAAGCCTGTTACGAGGAAGTGTTAGATAAGGAATTAATGGACGTTTTAGAGATAGAGGAAGGGTTTTCGTATAATGAAGATTATCACGTTCACCCCACACTTACCTTTAAAGAAGTTAGGGACGCGGCTAGGGCTATAGGTTTTAAGCCAGCTTAGTAGCATAACAACGGAATAAGCTGCGAGCCGTAATGCTGACACGGAGCGCAGAGTAAAACGAGTCAGCTTAATTTTTGGTTATGAGGTTTAATTATGGCAGCAGATATGACTACTGATATTTTCGCGACATATACATATGGAAAGATCGCCCTTAACAAGATAGCTAAATTGCCGGGAGGAATACCCGAAAACTTTAGGCTATACGAGGCCGGATGGCTAGGAGACAGTAGGCAGGTAATGAGAGTTACCGGAGCGCAATTCCGCAAGGCAAAATCGGGGCCTTTCAAGGGTAGATTGTCTGTGATGGTGCCGAAGACTAAACAAGCGGCCTATGTGACCGCCGAGGAAATTGAGGCGTACGCATAACGCTAAACTAAGTTGCCGCCCTATGAACCTGACCCCGTAGGGCCGGAGACGATCTTGCGGTCAGTTTGAGTGATTGTTATGAAATATTACGTCGAAATAGTCAAATATGGTGAACCTGAGGAAGTGGTTAAAAGAATGGGGCCAATGCCGGAAAGGCAAGCCGGGAGAGTCGACGATGGGGCTAACATGAATCTTAACCATGAAGAATATTATACCAGAATCGTTGAAGAAGATTAGCACCACCTAACGCCGATAATCAGTGGTGCCGCTACCGAATTACCCGCGTAGCGCCGCCACCGTTCTCGGCATCCACTGAATTTGATTGTTATGCTTTGGAGGCTAATTATGGATGAAGAAAGAAGAATGGAAATAATAAGAATTCAAAATGAATCAATGAGAGCAATGTCGGATGAAGAAATTGCAGAAATGCAACGTAAATCTTTACCAGGAATGAGGGCGATGAGCAACGAAGAAATAGCGAAACGCCAGGCCGAAGGGATGTCTAATTTATACCACAGAACAAAATTACCAGGTGAAGCATAACACCGACAATCACCAGCAGCGCCTATGCTGGTGCAGGAAATGCCGGAAGCGTCCTCGCTGTCTGGTGAATTTTTTTGGTTATAATTCCATACGGGAGGAAGTTATGGGAATGTTTGATAGAGTGTGGGCAGATTGCCCTAAATGTGGGGCCAAGGTAGAATTTCAATCAAAGGCTGGAAAGTGTGAACTTATAGACTATGACATGGATAGTGTGCCGCCAGAGATAGCGAGAGACATAAATGCAGACGCGGAAAACTGTGAATGTGGCTATACAGTTAAATTAATGCCGAAAAATCCAATACAAAGAGTAGCTTTAACGTACCTCACTAGCGAAGAATTATAACACCGAAATCACTTGCCGCCCACCTAAGACCGGGGGAAGCGGCAAACTCCATGCGGTCAAGTGGATAAATGGTTATAATACATGATAGAAATAAGCCCGAAGAAAACAAGACAGATTCTATTAACCGGCACAAATGCCGAGCAATTAAAATATGAGCTTGAAAGAGCATTTATAGAACTTGATATGGAAACAAGTAAAGGAATGTACTCACCAACAGTATTGAAAAAGAAATACCCAATTATGGTTGAGCTGTTCAACTTACTTTGAAATATAACGTTGCGATCACCTGACACAAGGAGAACTAGTATGGTAAAAATTGAAAACGATAAAGTTGTAAACCCTGAACCAAACTGTCTTAAAAGCACAGGCCCTTGTGTTCAGCGTGAATTGCCTGGTTATGTACTTGACGATGGAGAAAATCTTAACAGTGGTCACTTTCATGAAATTATTGATCGTAGCCATATAATATGCAGCATGATAGATGATTTTCTGATTGAACATCCCGGTATGACCATTGAGATGAATAAAAAGTGTGAATTTGCCCAGCAACTACTATGTGAAGTGTCAAGCTTGGCGTGTGCCGAAGAGGATAAAATATTTAATACATAACACCCTAATCAGCGGCCCCGGCTACTGGACCAGCCGAATGCCGCATAAGATTACCGGGTCCGCTGGATGATTGGTTATGCGTAATAAATTAGAAATAGATATAGAAGTGTTGGACACATGGATGGCGGAGCAATGGAACCTTTTCGCATCCCAAAATTTTCGGGGGAGGCTACTACGCTTATGGCTTAACCCTGTCGGAGTATTTAGGGTGATTCACGGCGATAAAATACTTTATGAAGGCAAAGAGAAAGACCTTGCTGTTGCCGCATGGGACGCAGCATAACATAGGAATATACGGAGCGTAGACGCTTTATGACCCATTTCACAAAACAAATATCTGAAAGGATGCTTGCGGCAAAGGAAAGAATACGGCTTGAACACCCTGAGCCCGACTACCCGATTAAAGTGCCAGAGTATAGACGAAGGATAGTCGTGGAGGACTTCGATTATGGCTATAGAAAGGTGGTGCTTGAATTATATGATTCCGGGAGAATAGATTCATACACCGTCGTTGAAAATGGACAAGTAATTGAGTGGCGCAAGGGATTTGCAAGAGTTTTAAATTTGCTGCTGGATAGGTTCAAGAGGGTGTCTGCTGTATAATATTAGTTGACAAAGTAAGCAGAATATAGTATGGAAGTGCAATGGGCCAATAATCCAAGTCCGCTAAAACTAACTGAAATAACTTCACAGAGAACGGCAAAAGGTGAGGCCCAACTATTATGAAACATACAAAGAAATCAATAAAAAAACCGGCAACTCCCAAGGTAATCAAGGGAGTGCCGATTAAATCTAAGACCTACGCCAAGAAGACAAAGAAGGCTAAATAATACCGTAGTGAATCCTTAACAGCTTTTCTATAAGCTGGCTCCGGTTAACCTTTTCTTCTTCCATGATCCGTATTAGTATTGGAGACAGCCGTATAGATGTTGTCTCCTTTTTCTTGCCTGGTTTATATGCTGTCCTTCCCATTTTGTCTACCTCGCTATATGTCTGAAAAATTAATCGTACAGTTGCCAAAGAGAGACGTTTATTCCGGCCTCCAATCACACACACGTGGCCCATAAGGACATCCCATAGGCGGGCGGCAACTCTTCTCCTTTATCCGTACTTCAAGTATACATGGCCCTGAGTCTTCGCCGGTTTCCTGGCAAGCAGTACAAACAAACTTAAATTTATTCATTTTACTTCCTCCATTATTCCATAAGTTACCATAGAAGAACAATCACAACTCCGTAGCTTGTGTGGGCATAAATTCCTAAAGATGCGCCTTTCTTTTTTTGTTTCATCGCATCCAGGATTGTTAAAATAATAAGCTAGTTCGTCAAGATACTCCCCACGCTCGGCTGCTCCTTCAAGGTGAGGTTCTACTCTAGTCCACATTGTCGTGTTGTGAAACTTATTGGTTAATAGTATTTTCACTGTGCGACCTCCTTGGGTATTCTATTTTATCAAAGCATGGCAAACAATAACCATGTGAGAGCATATATTTATCTGATATGGGAATACTTTTGATCTTCCCACAGGTGCAGCAGAGGGAGAAAAGAAGCGGTGGTTTGTCCTGGCGTGTTACTGTCTTTCCGTTAATGGTCATCGGTAAACTCCTTTTTTGCAGAAGAGAAAGCGCAATCTTTAGAGGTCTTGCAGGTGTCGCAAGTCGGCCCCTTTGATAACCTTTGCCCGATGTCCGGGAACACTTCACGGGTGTTAGTTATTATATCGTCACCGGAAACTTGATAAATAAAATCATCAGACCATAAATCATAGACCTTGTTGCGCAAGATTCCTCTAAATTCCCCACCGCAAGTCTTGACAATTACTTTGTCACCTATTTCGAAAGCGCTCATAGTTTGTCTCCTTTAAATAATTGCGTTATTAACCATATCTCTTTTAAGTCCGGTTGTAACTTCCCAGTGAATAGGATAGTTATTCTCACGGCAATAGTTTATTCTTTCTTTGCCACGATATTTAACCGGCAGCCATTTGTTTTCTGACATTAGCTTGAGTGCTGTTTGCCTGTAATGCTCACCGTAACCGTATGTCATGCCCTGGGCAATTACCTTGCCGTCTCTGACACGTTCAATCCTTACTGAGTGGTAGGTGTTACCGTTTACTCTATCAAACCATTTTACAGCGGTGCAGATGAATTTTATTGTTCTTGGTTTCATTGTTATACCCTCCTGTTTAATTAATAAATGTGTTGCTCTTTAGATACACAATATCACCGCACCAAAGCAATGTCAACAATAAAATGCAATACTTTTATACAAATAATGATGTGGTGTTAATAATGACGCAATTATAACCAGATAATGATAGTAATTGACTTTTTGTGTTAAATATGTTAGGGGAATAATATGTTAGGGAAGGGCGGCATTTATCCTTGGGTCGCAGGGAAGGTCAAACCACATTGACCGGCAACAAAAACGAAGTCTCAAGCAACAGGAGAGACATCAGTTTAAAAGAGCCTAACACCAGTTTACATAGTGGAATATACAATAAAGCTAGGACAATACCAGTTATGCGCCCCAAGGCTCAAACCCAATTCAATATGCCTACCAAGTTTAAAAAGCCTGGGAATAAAGCACGCAGGATAAGCGAGCTACTAGCAAGGGCCAAAATAAACAACAAGAGAGATAGATTGTTCGTTTATTACTCACATAGTATGGTGGCAGACTTCTACTTGCCGGATCATCAAATGGTCCTCAATATACACAAGAAGATACCAGATGATAAAATGATCAGATGGCTAGGGAGAAAAGGCATCGCTGTAACAAGACTTAAAACAAATGACTATATGGAAATACTGCAAATGTTGTGGGAGCGTAAAGAAATAGTCAGAAAGAGATATATAAGATGAACACAGCGCCGAACGATATTAGCCTTACTAATACTGACATACCGCTAGCCAAGGCGTTTAATATGAGGATAAAGAATAAACTCTCATATAAACAAATTGCCGATTCTCTCAATGTACCAAAAACCACACTATATGAAGCACTTAAGCCACTTCTCAACTTAGTAGAGAATGACCAGTTATCGCTGGCGTATGCCGATAATAGAGCTGAGATTCTGAACAATGTAGAATTTGCTCTTGTCTGTGACCTAGCGAATCAAGAGAAAAGAGAAAAGGCAAGCCTCAACAATACAGCCTACGCACTAGCCCAAGTAAACAAGATGCGGCTACTTGAATCAGGCCAAGCAACGGAGAACATCCAGCTTGCAGACGTGTCAGACGCAATCGACCAGGCACGACAGCGCAGGATGGAGCTTGCTGCACGGTTGGACGAGCTAACGGGTAGTGTGGATGAATGACCCCTACACCCCCCCCCACCGGGGCCTAGTATGGGGATAAAGCCTCTCTGGGGTTAAAAATCACTAAAAGGGGTCTTTGTGATAGTAAGCCTGCAAAAATATAAGCAGAGCGCAAAGAGGTACAGAGACTACAGGTATATGTGGGAATGAAATTAAATAATCGCAAAGGGAATTACGAGGTTCACAACGGTAAAGTAAGGGACTGGCCTTTTAAGAGCGATCCTTACGAAGAGTTGATGAAAAAGGGGAGAGATGGGGAAAGAGTTAACAAAGGAAGAATTAGCGGAGATAGACAGGATACGCCGTGAGTTGCTTAAAGAGGATGACAAGTTAAAGCAGCTTGAATCGGCTAAGGCGTCTATATTTGAGAGTGAGAAGATATATCACTTCAACACACCGTTAATGCCAGCAAATCCATTACAGGCGGAAGTTCTTTCTGCTTGGGAAGATCCATATTACAAGATAGTTACTTTTACCTCTGGCAACAGGGGTGGTAAATGTCTGACTAGAGAGGCGATGATTGACACTCCTACAAGGAGTATTAAGCTGGGGGAGTTATATGATGCTGGTGAACAGTTTGACGTAATAGCTTGGGATGAACAGAAAAATAGGAAGGTGGTGGCAAGAGCCTCCGTCCCGTTTAAGAAAGAAGGCTCTCACAAATGTTACGAGATCACAATGGATGATGGAACCACAATTCAGGCGGCTGATGGGCACTTAATTCTATGCACCGATGGCGAGTACCGCCCAGTTTATGCCCTCTGCCAAGACGCTGGTTCGGATGAGGTGGACGACCTGAAAGCTCATGCCTTATATGCGAAGAATTACGATCAAACAACTCAAGATTCCCCGGGTGGTTATTCATTGTGTCGCCATCTATGTGGTGGACAACCTCTTCTGTTGTCAGCAGCCTCCCTATCTTTTTTTCCATCACTAGCCGATGCTCTGCGACGTATTTTTGCCCTGTCCTGTTCGGATGGTTGGGGGAATAAATATACATATACCCGCCGAGTATCTTCTTTCCTCCATTCCATTTTGGATGCAATGCGCCACCTTTCGGGCCAGTTCTCTGGGTTTTTAGCTGATGCGTCTTGCAATACTTTTCCACAGTTGACGTGTGCACCCCCATCATTTTCGCCACAAGCCACTGTTGTAGCTCACGCTCCTCAATCAAAAACTTCATGTCATCGAGAACAAACTCTGTCTTCTTCGTCATCCTTTTCTCCTTTTGGTAAGATTTTAACTACTAATGGTAATAAAGTTATATCAATAAAACCAATAGGAGTCAAGGATGTTTACGACTTTGAAGTAGAAAAATATCATAACTATTGTGCAGCTGGGATGGTTCACCACAATACATTCACCGGGGGCGTTGTAGGTATTTCTACGATGATTGGCAAATGGCCGTGGAATAACAAGCGATTGCCTTTTACTCATTCAAAGCCTAGAAAGATACGGTGGGTAGGGCAGGATTGGGAAAAACATATTAAAACCGTTATTATCCCTGCTATGTATGAGTTATGGCCTAAGAACAGGGAAGTAGCGGTTAAAAAGAATAGTTTGGGCGTAGAGGCGATGTGGACAGATGTGCAGACAGGTTCTACACTTGAAATAATGAGTAACAACCAGGAAAGTAAGCTCCATGAAGGATGGTGGGGTGATTTAATTATTTACGACGAACCACCTAAAAGAGAGATTAGAGTAGCAAATTCAAGGGGCTTGGTTGATAGAAATGGCCGTGAGCTGTTCTGTATGACTCTTCTAGGAGAGGCGTGGGTTGACCGTGAGGTTATAAGAGCAAAGAACGAAGACGGCACACCTGACAGGACTGTTTTTAATGTAACCGGCAGCAGCTATAGTAATGTAGGGTTTGGTATAACAGCGGAAGGGCTGGAGCATTTTAAAAAAGGATTAACCGAAGAGGAAATCGACGCACGTATAAACGGCAAGCCAAGCTATATGAGCGGGCTGGTGGCTAAGAACTTTAGCCGGAAGAAGCATCTAAAGAAAAGATTTAAAATCCCGCTTGATTGGATTGTTGATATTGGTATTGACATCCATCCGAGAAAACAGCAGGCGATTCTATTCACAGCGACAAGCCCTAAACAGGAACGGTATTTATGCTTTGAAGTTTGGGAACACGGCGATGGTGTGTGGGTTGGTGAACAGATCGTAAGAATGGTACGGCAATTTAATTTACGTGTTGGCACTATTTTTTGCGATCCATTTGCAAAAGGCGATTCAAACAACGATAACACCACATTCGATAAAATAGACATGGTGCTGGCCAATAACGGACTTCCACCATTGCAGACAGGTTCAAAAGATAAACAAAGCGGCGTAATAGAAATAAACCAGCATTTAGAAGGGCCAAATGGCGAACCTAGCCTTTTTATTTTCGATGATATGGTACGGACAATCGACGAAATAGAAGGGTGGATGTACGACAAGGAAACTCAGAAGCCACAGAAAGAACGTGACGATATGATGGAGAACCTTTACAGGACTCTGCTTTTAGGGACTGTTTGGTATCCATATGAAGACGAAGACGACGAAGAAGACAACCATAAGTCAACAGCAAACCAATGGACAGGATATTGAAATGAAAACAGCAGGCGAGAAAGCAACGGTTAACATAGCCGGTAATTTTAGCGAAGAAGAACAGAAACTAATCGCTCAAACTGTCATTGAAGACTACGATGCTGATATCCGGTCAAGGTCAGAATGGGAAGAAAAAAGAAACAGATACTATAAACTATGGACGTGCTACAGAGAGCCTAAAACAGATCCGTGGCCTGGGGCTAGTAATGTTTGCATCCCAATGCTTGCCGGCGCTTCAAACCAGATGCATGCAAGGTCTTATCAGTCTATTTTTGCTGCTCCTGGTGTTGTTAAAACAATCCCGGTAGGTGAGAACGATATTAAACGAAGTAAAAACGTGGAGGCTTTTCTAAACTGGCAGCTTCTGTTTGATATGGAAGAGTATGAAGATACATTCGACAGAACCCTCCAACTATTGCCCATAAATGGTATTGCCGTCAGAAAATTGACATGGGACAAAGACAATGACAGACCAGAAAGCCACTTCATAAGCGCCCTTGACTTTGTAGTACCGTATAAGACAAAGAGCCTAAAAACAGCCAGAAGAATGACACATCGCCTCTGGTTTCATCCAGACGAGGTAGAAGACAGAATAGACTCTGAGTTTTATAGGGATTTCCCTTTAAAAGAAGACCCGCCTGATACACCTTCTAAGAGTGACACAGATGATCCGGCACTAAAACAAACAGCCGATATAGTGGCAGGCGAATCACCAGAACGGTCAACAGACGAACCAGGGCTTGTACTGGAGCAACACCGTGTTTGGAAAGTCGATGGAGTCAAAAAACCTGTTATCTTTTGGGTGCATAAAGACACCGGCTATCTTTTACGTGCGGTTGTGCGTGAATACGAGGTTGGAAACAAAAAAGTTACCTTGAATTACTTCATCGACTACCATTTTATACCAAATCCAGAGGGTTGGTACTCTTTTGGTTTCGGGCATTTCCTAGAACCGTTAAATGAAATGGCTAATACAGCTTTTAACCAGATTTTTGATTCTGGCAGGCTGTCAAATCAGCCTTTTGGCTTCTATTCAAGACGTGCCGGATTCAAAAGCAGGAAAATAAAGATAAAACCAGGCGGAATGTACGAAGTTGAAGACGCAAGCGCTATTAACTTCCCCAACGTGCAGCGTGTAGACCAGATTCTTTTCATGGCGCTTGGCCTTATCCAGCAATATTCAGAGCAATTCACATCGGCCACAGAGCTTTTATCCGGTAGACAGCAAAAAGGGGTTAAAACACCCACCGCATCCGGCACAATGGCAGTAATTGAACAGGGTTTGATTACATTTGCCGTGCTTACAAAGAGGATTCTACGGTCTGTGCGTAAAGAACTAAGGCTTATAATGACCTTAAACCAGCTTTATTTAACCGATGCAAAACAATATCGGGTAATGGAGTCGCCAGATAAAATAGCGTTTAAAGAGACCAAAAAAGAGGACTTTTCAGGTGTTCACGATGTAATCCCACAAGGAGACCCAACATTTGCTTCAAGGCATATGCAACGACAAGAGGCTATGGAGTTATACCAAGTTCTGATAACAAATCCATTGGTTGGGCAAAATCCAGTAGCACTTCACGCACTTACATCTGATTTACTAGACACATACGAGAAAAGAAACCGTTCCTTGATCCTGCCCGATATGCCTGAAATGCCAACAAGCCCAATGGTAGAAAATGCTAAAGTTGCGCAAGGCGATTTGGATATAAAACCAAAACCAGGCGAAAATCATAAAGATCATATGCTGGTGCATTTAAACTTCTCTCAAACAGATTTGTATAAGGGACTACCAAAAGAATATAAACTCGCATTTACAAAACACATTCAGGAAACTCAGATGATGGCGGCAGTTGAAGCAGAGCAGGCCCAGTTAATGGGTACTCCCTCTCCTGGTATGCCGCAACCGGCTCCTCCTCAAGCCGAAAAACCGCCATCATCTGGGCAACCTGCCACAGCGCAAATTCAACTACCAGGGGGTAATTTATGAAAAAAGGGGATGTGACAAGATGGCTTGAGGATGAAGTCACACAGGACTATTTTGAACGGGTACGGGCTTTACTGAGACACAGTGACGAAAAAGTACACGGTGCATTATCAGCAGGAAAACTTGAGGAAGCAGCAAATTGGAACGCCGGGGCCGATCAGTTAAAAGAGGTTATCGACCTGCCGGAACAGATTAAACTTGAAATTGAGGATGAGGATGGAAACACTTAAAGTAGAATGGCGGCCATTTGGCGCAAGGCTTATTCTGAGGAAGATACAGGAATATCAAGGCATGATAATCGTAGCACCGCAAAGCAAGGACGCATCAATGGTATGTGAAGTAGTTGCATCAGGTACTACAGAAGCCGACTACAAAGTAGGCGAGAGGGTTTTAATAGGAAGGTACAGTGGTTATAACGTGCCTGTAATGGATAGGGCTTATAACGACTGCATAATCGTCAACGAGAGTGATATACTCTGCACAGACGCAAATTCAAACGAGGAACAATAATGGAAGAGACCAAAGAATTACCAGGCAAAGACGATCCAGCAATGGCAGGAATGTTAGCAAAAGAAGAACCACCAAAAGAGCCAGCTGAGCAGGAAAACGAACCACCGGCAGACCATCCAAGATTTAAGGATATCTACGGTAAGTGGAAGACAGCAGAGCGCAGCATTGAAGAGCATAAAACCAAACTCTCTGAAACAGAGAAAATGCTTGCAGAGTTAGCCGAACACAACCGTAAACTGGCTGAATCAATAAGCACAGTTGAAAAGAAAATACCGGAACCTGCCAGACCTGACCCAGCAGAAGACCCTGTTGGTTATGACCAGTGGATGATGGACAAGATTAAGCGTGAAATGGCACCCAAACCAGAACCGTACAAGGTGCCTGAATCAAAGAAACCAGTGCAAGAGATTAACCAAACATTACTTGCGCAAGAGGCGGCAATGGCAGCTGTTTATGATGACTACTATCAAGTTGCAGAAACAATTGCCAATAAAATGAAAACAGATTCCGTACTTCGTGACGAAATAATGAGTTCTCCCAACCCCGCGAAAGCACTTTACAACCACCATCTACGTCTGAAAGGCAAATCAGACGACGATATGAACCGTGGTTCTGTAGATACAGGCGGAGGGTATGAACCATCAAAAGGTAAAGTTGAACTTTCACCAGAGCAGAAGCAAATGGCAAACTTCCTTGGCGTATCAGAGAAGCAGTACGCACAACAACTTGCCATAACTAGGCGATAACTTTACTATTGCTATTTTAATCAAAATATGTTACGAGGGTATAAATGGAACCAGATAAAGAGATTTGCAAAGCAGAAACTGGAAAAGGGACAAGATGCACACGGCCAGCCAAAGAAGACGGGTTGTGTGAGATTCATCTAAGGGTTAGAGATAAAGAAACCGCCCCTTGGGAAGCAGGTGAGAATCCTTGGGCAGCAGATAAAATGAAACTGGCAGGTAAGCATGAAGGGTTCAGGCCCAGATTTGTACCGCCACATAAGGTTAACAACAAAAAAACCGAAGGCTGGATCGTAGCCGATGGCAAGCATTACAACGAACCAACCTCAGATGGTTCTGTAGTAAAAAGAAATGAAATGATTTTAATGGAAATACCCGAAGGTCTCGCCAAACAACGGGAAGCGCATTTCCAAAAGGTAACAAAAGAGAGGAGCCGTGGCGCAAGAGAGATTATGGCAGCACAAAATCTAAAGAATCAAGTGCGGCTAGAAGATACAGAACACAACCGCGCTCGATAGGCTCACAGGGTAGGTTCATCGCCTACCCTTCATCAAAAAGCCAGGTCGTCCAGACCGAAGATGCCTCCATACTTAAAGTATGCACCTGTAGTAATTTAACTTTAACGTATAATTTAATTCAAGGAGGCCAAAAATGGCTAATACCGATAACCCTAATGGGTTTAAACCAGCTTACACCCTCTCAGGAGGCCCACCAGCTGTTGTGTGGATGCCTGTTGCGACCACACAAACACTTGCCAAAGGCGATGCAATTACTCTTTCGTCCGGGCAGGTAGCAATATCAACGTCAACATCCGGCACAATCGACGGGGTTATGGCAGCACCAAGTGTTTCGGCAACTGCCAACACTCTTGTACCAGTTTATGTAGCAAACTCAGACACAGTATTTGAAGGCCAGTGTTCTGGTTCCTCTGCCGTAGCCCTTATCGGAACAGCAGTTGATATTGAAGGTACAACCGGGATCATGGAAGTAAACGAAGACGCAACCACAGAAGTTATCTGCCGCATTATTGAGCTACATCCTAGTGATGCAGTAGGCGCAAATGGCAGAGTTCGTTTCGTTATTGAAAAATCAGCATTTAATGGCTACGTAGCCGCGTTATAGGAGACTAACAAATGACTATGTTACGAGGAAGTTTCGGTGATTTGATGGCTCCTGGTTTGCGAGCCTTATTTATGAATAAGTTTGGTGAAAAACCGCCTCAGTACACCAGATTGTATAATATGAACACTTCACAGAGGCAGTATGAAGATGATTCTTACGTTGCCGGATTCGGATTGTTGGTTGATAAAAGCGAAGGCGCTTCTTCTACCTACGACGACCCAATCCAGGGGTATGACAAAAGATACACCCATACAACCCGCTCTTTGGCGTATCGCATTACCAAGGAAATGATCGAAGATGATCTTTACCGTGCGATTCAAAAGCTACCTGCCGCACTTGCCAGGTCAACCAGAGCGACTATCGAAACCGATGCAGCGAATATGTTCAACAATGGTTTTGTAACCACCTATGACACTGGTGGCGATGCAAAAGAGCTTTTTGCAACAGACCATCCACTTGTTGGTGGCGGAACACAGAAAAACGAGCTTTCAACAGCCGCAGACTTGAGTGAAACATCTCTTGAACAAGCAATGATCGACCTACGTGCTACCACAGACGATAGAGGTATTTTGCTTAATCTGATGCCGAAGAAACTTGTTATCGCCCCAAGCAATGAATGGAACGCTAAAAAGATTCTTAACTCAACCCAAGAGCCGTCAACCGGCAACAACGCAATAAACCCTGCCAATAGTCTCGGCCTTGAAATCGTTGTAAATGACTATTTAACAGATTCCGACGCCTGGTTCATCCTTTGTGATGAGCATGAACTGAATTGGTTCTGGCGTGTAACACCTGACCATTATCAGGGCAACGACTTTGACACTGACGATGCAAAATATAAAGTCAGAGCAAGGTGGAGCCGTGGCTGGTCAATGCCTTGGGGTGCTTTTGGTAGCCCAGGTGCTTGATGAATACCTATCTTTGTATAGTGCAGAGATAGCTTTTTAAACAACTGCTGGTAGTAAGGGTCTAACCAGCCCTTACTACTGCTTCTTGAAGGAGTGGCAAAATGGGTTTAACTAATTATTCTAATGGAATCTCCAGCTTTGGGATTCCCGTTCTTCCAACCGTTGGCTCGGTAACAACCGGCTCGGTTTTCTTCGTTCATTCTGGCACTGGTTCAGATGGCAACTCAGGTAAAGACACTAATCATCCTTTTGCAACCATAGACTATGCCATAGGCAAATGTACCGCCAACAAAGGCGATATTATCTATGTAATGGCAGGCCATAGCGAAGACCCGCTAGTGAGTATTACTGCCGATGTAGCAGGTATCTCAATAATCGGTCTTGGTAATGGTTCTGACCGCCCAACAATTACTTTTGGTGCCTTGGCAGCTACGTTGGCGATTTCTGCTGCCTCAGTAAAAGTGATGAACATAAGATTCGACCTTGGCGCAGTAGCCACAACGGTCACAAATGCTATTAACATAACTGCTGACAGTGCCGAGATTATTGGCTGTGAAACTGTTGTTCACGCTACAAGTCAATTCACTAACCATCTAACTGCGACTGATGCCCAGTTTGTCAAGATTCTGGGGTGTAAATTTCATTCACTTCATACTGCTTCAAGCACATCCGGTATTGTTGTTGACGGTTGCGACGACTTGGAAATCGGCTGGTGTGATGTTATGGGCCATTTCGGAGAACACGCTCTCGACAACACCACTCCCGCTTCTTGCGACGAGATTCTTAGAGCCAATATCCACGACAGTATGTTTATGAACAACAGCACCACAGCAGGTGATCTGGCGGTTGAGTTGGATGCGGCTGCGACCGGATGGTTTTCAAGGAATATGCTTTCTGGTGGGCTGGCGACTACTGCGGCTAATTACGATATCGGCAATATGTCGTCTATGGAAAGCTACATCGTCGATGATGCTGGTGTAGATGTTCATGGTATCGTCTTAGGAACAGCGGCTGTATAAAGTGACTAAAAGAACAGTTCGGGATAAGTAAGAGATGCAGACTGCCCTCTCCGGAGGGCTTTTTGCTATAAGGAGAAGCATATGAGAATTAAAGAATTTGATTTTGATATAGATGATGCCGACGATAACGGACTGTTTACTGTTCAAGCGGTCGCTGGTGCGGGGGCGCTAACCTTAGACGGAGCCTTGATATCTGGCGGGACATATACATCTGCCGATGGTCTGGCACATAGAATAGACCAAATAACAGCAGGTAACGATGCCGGAATTACGTTCACATACGTAGGCACAGACGCAAACGGCGAGGCATTAACTGAGGTTCTTGCCGGTGGCGCAGGAACGCCAAGCACTGAGACCACCACAGGGTATTTTAAAACAATAACCAGTATAACAGCATCAGGAGCGGCGGCAGGCAATGTCACTATCGGCACGACCGATGAAGTTGCAAGCAAGACAATACCAATAGACGCATACAGCTCTAATGGTGCCATGATAGGAGTTAATGTCACAGGAACGGTAAATTACACAGTTCAGCAGGCGACAAACAATGTCTTGGCAGCCGGGACAACTCCAAACTGGATTGCTGTAACAGCATTGTCAGCTAAAACAACAGATTTACAATCTGTATGCGACCTTGGGGTGACAGCTGTGAGAATGGTGGTAAATAGCTACACCAATAGCGCTGAATTGCAGATGAACGTCAATCAATCAAGTGGATGCTAACCAATGGTAACTTATTCCAAGCGATATATACCAGGGGATAGGTTGGTTGAATGTGACATTTGCGGGTTTGACTATCGTTTTACACAAATGAGGAAAGGCAAGGCTAAAGGGCAAAAAGGTTTTAAAGTATGCCCAGACTGTTTTGATGACCCTCATCCTCTCGACACAAAGCCAGAGTTAAGAAGTAAAAGCAAACTACCAGAGGTCGAGTAATGAAAAAAATGTTGTTGTTATTGCTGTTACTATTGTGGCCTATCAATGCGATTGCCGATACCACAAATATTGTCGCAGCTACAAAATTTATAGACCCACACAACTCTACCACAACTGCGTTAGGCGCAGGGGAGACATATACCGGTGAGTGGGTAAACACTGAAATCTTTAGTTCGTTTATAGTGACGTTTAAATCGGATGTGCAGGGAGACCTTTACGTAGAAAGATCAGCAGACGGAGTAAATGTCGGTAAGTCTGTATTGGTCACAGATGTTGTTGAACTTAATGTCGGCCAAAGGTTTAGCGATTCTCCAAGCGCAAAATATCTACGGTTAAAGTATGTAAACGGTAGCGATGCCCAAACTGTTATGCGACTCAGGCTAATTCTTAGCCCTGTACCAACAGGTGCTTCATACCAGCAGCTAAAAATGGTACAAAACGACGACACTATGGCCATGAATACCATATCAAACATTTCAGGGGCAAAAGAAGACGGCACATATGCCCTTGTCCCTATCGACACAGACAAAAGGCTTTTAGTAAATTCAGAACCATCGACATACGGATATGCGCAAGGGAGTGTATTAAATCATTTTGCGTTGGATAAATTCGGGTCTAATCAAGACACCAACACCACATTTGAAATAGTCAGCGATCTTGGAACCGCAGTCCCTACAGGCTATCCATATCTAACGACAGCAGAAGCGCTAAAGGTATCTAGCTTGGATGTTGACGATCAAGGGCTATTGCAGGACTCAGGCACGGCAACTGGCGGGAGTACCACCACTCTAGTTGATACAGCAGGGGATTTTGTCAATGACGGTGTGGCAGTCGGAGATTTTCTTATAAATGATACTCAATCTATACATGGGGTTATAACGGCAGTTGACGCAACTACTATAACTGTTGAAAAAATGCACGACGTTATGGCAAGAGAGAGCGATGGTTCTGGAGTGGCGTATTCAAATGCATCAGGTGACACATATAGGGTGGCTAATGCTAACGATACCGGCGCAGCCGTTGTGTCTATAACCGGCATAGCTACTCCCGGTGGGGTGTGGACACAAACGACTGAACACATAATCCTCAACGGGACTACAGATGTGACGACAACCACAAGTTTTTTAAGAATATGGAGAGCACAGGTGCATCTAGCCGGATCATCAAAATGGAACGAAGGAAACATTTTGGTAGAGAAAAACGACAGCGCTACAGCGCTATTACAAATAACAGCGACTAGGAACCAGACGCTTACCGCACAATGGACAGTCCCAGACAACTATACATTTTACATGAACTACTGGTCTAACGGCGAATCATCAAATAAAGGGAGCCAGTTCGTCCTCCTGGCCCGACCATTTGGCGAAACATTCCAGACAAAAGATATAATGCACCTATTAGGCACATCAGTCACAAAGCCATACCAACAACCAAAGACATTTCGTGCGAGAACAGATATTGAGGTTAGGGTTTTAAGCGGCCAAGCAGCAGGGCAGGTAGATAGCGGTTTCGGCGGGTGGTATCAGACTAACTAGAGGGATACAATGGCAATACCAATAGCTCAAACATCAGCAAAAATAGCACTAGAGGGACTTAAAAAGGTAGGGATATCCTCACCTACAGCAGAACAACAAACAAGAGCGGAGGAAGTCTTTTTAAGGGAAATACTAGGGGATATATGCACCTCTCCTGGAAGGTCGTTTAATAACAGGTTAAAGTCGCTGCAATCAGTTTCGACACAAATCTCCACTGTAGGGTTAAGTAAATATTCAGTCCCAACAGATTTTGACGAAGAAATATCTATAACAATCCTCGACGGCACCCACACAGGTACAGCAACAGCCGGTGGTGCATCAACAATCACCCTTGCCGCCGCAGAAGATGCCACAGAAGAAGAGGCGGAGGGGAATTATATACTCATAACGTCTGGAACCGGTTCTGCGCAGTTAAGACAAATCACAGATTACAACACAACAACCCTTGTTGTAACGGTAGATACAGCATGGACAACAACTCCTGACGCAACAAGTGTGTATTTAATAGTTGATGAAGCACACGAACTGGAAGACGAATCAATTATTGGATTTTCTGGCATTGGCACCGATTTTTCAAAAGGTCTACCGTCAAGCTACAACAAAGTTTCAGAAGCAGGGGCAGAGTATTTTATCCTGGACAAGCCCACCGATAAAGCAACTTACGGGATAATGACGAGATATTACGCTGAAATAACCAAAGTTGACGAAGACTCCGACACAATGGCCAGGATAAACAGACTTTGGTATAACGTGCTAGTCAACGGAGTTGCAGCAAAGGTAGCGGAAGACGAGGATGATAGTAAGTACCAAGTTTATAAATCTGAATACGAACGGCTGAAAGTAAACCTTTTGGCCAAAGAGACTCCTTACGGGGTTGAATTTGACGGGTTCACCGTATGAGCTATACAGGACAGACACACCAAATACCATGTAACGCTGGTGGTTTAAACGACACACCTAACCAGGAGTTGATGGATGCCTCAGCAATGGTGGATGGCTCTAAGAACATAAACCTTACAAACGGCGGAAGGCAAAAACGTGGCGGAACAATAAAGATTAACTCTGACCCGTTTGGACAAACAGCCCTCTCTATATCGGCGGCTGACCACACAGCCAATCCAGATACAATAACATTAAATTCATCATATGGCGATAGAACTGCATTTTTCACAGCGACAACAGTTATAACAATTGCAGGAAGCACCGCGAATGATGGTCAATATACTGTAGGATCGTCGTCTTTTAACGGTACGAATACAATTCTAGTTCTTGATGAAGCCTTGACCGATTCTACCGGCGACGGCACGGCCATACAATATAACACACCTCCAGAGATAAACGGACTATATGACTTTATGCCAGCTGGTGCCGCTGCACATATAGTCTCATCTGATGACCTTGGGCATTTATGGGACGGTGCAAGCTCTATAATTCATGCCGACTTTTCAGTAGACAGATACACATCGTTTGAACAATTTAACGATACTCTTTATGTTTGTAATGGCAAAGATATTCCGCAAACTTGGGATGGTTCTGCCTCTTCGACCTCAGACATAGGGGTTGCCGGGATAACAGCACCAACAGCTCTAACAGCGGCCACATCCGGCACAGGTTCTGGCATCCTACTAGACGCTCCAGCTAATTATTATTACAAAGTAACATTTGTTAACGCACATGGCGAAACAGCGGCTGGTACTGCATCAGCAGTTTTGGCAACCATATCAACCGACGATCAAGTTGACCTCACAGAAATACCAGTAGGCGGAAGTGGTGTTACTGCTAGAAAAATATATAGAACAGAAGGCGGAGGGGCGACCTACAAGCTTTTAACAACTCTGTCTGACAATACGACCACCACATTCACAGATAATGTAGCTGACGGCTCTTTAGGAGCAACAGCACCGTCAACCAGCGATGCCTCGTCACTGCCTACCGATTGGTCTGGGACTAATTACCCACAACAATGCATAAAGCACGGTCGTGGCAACTCACAAAGAATGTGGTACATAGGATGCCCTTCAACTCCATATACGGTATATGTAAGCCCTAATAACTTGCCGGAAGATTTAGATGATGCCTCTGTAGCAACGTTTAAGATAGATACTGGCGATGGATTCGGGCTAACCGGGGCGGTTGAGATGAACGATAAACTCTTTTGCTTTGGTAAAAGAAGAGCCTACGTCATAGACGATGCAGACACCAACACATCTAATTGGGGATATGTGCAAGCACCTTGGGAAGGCGGGGTTGCACATTTCAGGTTAATTGTAAAAACTCCTAACGATGTCCTTTGCATGACTGATGAAGGCGATATTTACTCAGTTAACGCAGCCCAGCAATATGGAGACTACAAACAAGCCTCGGTAGTAAGGCCGTCATACATCCATAAATGGATACAAGACAATGTAAGACTTTCGTATATAAACAGGTTTCACGGCATCTATGATCCTGTTTTAAGGGCAGTAAAATACTTTATAGTCAGAACAGGACAAACAAAGGTAGACACGGCTTTAGTTTACTTCTTAGACCGTGGAGCAAAAGACGGTTGGATGATCCACGATAACCAAACAGATCAAGCCGGAAATTACACAAACCCATCTGGGTATAAAGCCTGTAGCTCTGCCTTAATAAGGGTTGGGGCAGGCCAATATCAAGTCTACACTGGAGATTTTACCGGCACCGTGTGGAGCCTTGAAAATACCGCTAAGTCAGATAACGCACTTGCATATTATTCCGGGTTTAAAACACCTCTAAACGGGCTTACTGATAATAGAAGCCAGAAGAACTTTAAAAGAGGATTCCTGGTAATAGATCCTCAAGGCACAGAGAAAATAACAATAATCCCTACAATAGACAGCAACACAATGTCTAAGCGTAGCATAACCGCACAAACTGGCGTGAAAAATTACGAGTTTAAACTAGGCAATAACGGCAAGAGAATACAGTACGAAATATACAACGCTACAGCCGGGGAAGATTTTTTTATATCACAAATACTTACTGACTTAAAACCTCTAGGCAATGAACCTGAGTAATGGCTAAAATAACCGCAAAATATAAGATGGATTCGTCAACTGATACAATAACATTGTATTTGGCTGACGGAACCGATTCTACATTAACCAATCTTGCTGCATTAATAGAAGCAGGAGTTGTGGAGTCTTATACAGGCACGGTTGATGGCGCAAGTTACACAGGGTATAAGTTTATAGACCAAATTGTAGTAAACGAAGGAATAGCAGACGAGCTTATTACCACAGCAAAAATAGCAGACCTGGCCATAAGTACCGACAAGTTAAAAGACCTACTTATAACTGCTGGCAAAATAGCAGCCGGTCAAATAGACTGGTCTACCCATATGTCCGGGGCGGCAAGCCAGCCGGAAGACTACGCAAGCGATAATAGAACCTCAATTCCATCTACAGTGCAATTAGACGGGACAGGGACGGCTCTTTCCTCCATAGACACCGCAGCGACAAACTTTAACAATAGAAACGATAGAGATGCAACTGCAATAACAAGCCCTGTCATAGCGGCTGACGGAACCGCAATAGACCATGTAGCCAATACAGATGGTTCGTGTGATATAAGTTTTGAATGGACGTGGGCCGGGGCCAACGAGGATATTGATGGGTTCATAGTATTTTTAAGAAACTCTACTTCAAGTGCATCCTACAACTTTGGAACAACTGTAGCAGAAGAACAAGCTTGGTCAATTCCGGCAGTGAAAAGAGCGTTTATCTTCTATGGTATGGCAATAAATAAATACTATACCTTTGGTGTCCAAGCATACCGACACGTAGACCCAGATATAAACGCAGCAGAAATAATTAAATCATCACTTATCCAATGTTCTTTAGCCGCAGAAGACCCATATAGACCGGCCTCTAACGCTACCTTTGCTGGAGATATAACCGGCACATTGAACGGTTCAGCGTTTGGGGCGCTTGCATCTGAGAGCGTAGTAACCGCCGATTTCGTGGGCGCTGGGATGATAGCAGTAGGCACAGCCGCAATAGCAGCAGGAGCTATCGCCACAGTGCATATAGGCAACGCCCAGATCACCAATGCACTTATAGATAATTTAGCCGTAAACGACGCAAAAATAGCAGACCTAAGTGCCAATAAAATAAACGCTGGCACCTTATCAGCGGCAAGAATAGCAGCTGGCTCCCTGGATGCCTCTAAAATAACCACAGACACAATAACTGCTACTCAGATATCTGGGACACAACTTGACGTTTTAGCATCTAATATGGGCACCTTAAGCGTTGATGAGACTCTTACTGTAGCCTCCGGTGGTGTTTTCAAATCTGGCATGACGGCTGCGGCCACAGGGTCTGGCTATTGGATCGACAATAGTGGCGGCACAGCACGAGCATATTTAGGAACCGGGGCAGCTGGCACAATGACTACTGGTCTATCTGTTGTCGGCTCTACTACAACAGTGTTTGGTGATTTAATCGCAACCGGCAATGTTAATGCGAACGGCATTACCAAAACATCAGCAAGCCAAACTGATACTGCTTCCCAATTATCAACTGATACCAATTTTCAATCAGTCACTACGTCGGGGCTAGACACATCATCCCCGGTTTTAGTGCTGGCCAGTTTTTATTTTACGGCTAGGACAACCCCAAGCACAGCGTTAAGCCTAAACATATATATACGCAAAAACACCACCGACGAGCTACTGCTTGGAAGCCTTACATACGCCTCTGGCCCTGGTTGGGCTGGGCTGGCTCCGATAATAAGGGTGACTGGGATGTGGTGGGACACATCAGCTGGAAGCGCCACGCCAAGTTATCATATAAGGGCATCTGGCACATGGGATAGCGGTACAATAACCGTTGACGACAGAATAATTATAGCCATGCAGACAAAGCGATGAGCGACATTACAATTTACAATTCAATTACAGGTGAGATTCATTCTACCGTTTCAGATACAGGTAGTTTAGACCAATATCCTATCGACCCATGGTACGGAAAAGTCGAAGGCAGGTACTCCGGCAAGACATATTATATCAACACAGAGCTTGCTATTCATTCGCCCAACATGAAAAGCGAAAGCCCTGCGACCTCAAGCGGCAACACAATAAGCAACTTGCACATTCCGGCAACTATAGTTTGCGATGAATTAAATATTTTAGAAGAAATAACAGATGGAACCGCCACAATAAATACTGACACGCCAGGTACATATTTATTCACGGTAAAATCAGTGCCGCATTTTGACAAAGTGTTGGAGGTTATTATATGACGGTAATATCGGTTGTCGCTCCTGAAAAAACAAAAGATAAAAAATCGCTTGAAGGTGATACATTTTACCAGACCTTCATGTCGCTACCAGTTGATGACGCAGTTGTATATTTCGCAAATCTTGACAAGAAAGATCAAGACGGGATTATAGCAAAATCATTAATAAACCTAATGAGAAAATGATAAGACCGATAATTGAAACTGACATAGCATCTTTATTTGAATTAGGTCTTGAAAAACACCAGGAGTCAGATTCAAACGATTTAACGCTGTCGGCTGATAAGTTTATAAACTTGTGTTGGCAAATAATGGGAAGCCCTTACAAACTTGGTATCGTTAACGAAGAAAACGGGATATTGACCGGGATGTTGTTCGCCGACATTACAAGCCCACAATGGTCAACAGATATTATAGCAGAAGAATATGTGTTTATCGTATCTAAAGCACATAGAGGCGGTTCATCAGCGGCTAGGCTGATTAAATATTACACAGAATGGGCAAAACGCCACAATGTTAAAAAGATATACCTGAGTGCTAATTCAGGGCATAAAACAGAAAAACTTGCCAGCTTTTACGAAAGAAAAGGGTTCAGGATGCAAGGTTATAATTTTGTAATGGAGGTATGATATGGGATGCTTTGGCGGTGGTGGAGATGTAAATGTTCCTGGCCCAACGGCAGAAGAGATAGAACTGCAAAAAATGCAGGTGGAGCAGCTAAAGAAACAAAACGCTCTTTCAGAACAGTTCCAGCCCTTTATTCTTGAATCGTTAGGATTCCAGATAGAAGACGATGGGACGGTTACAAAGCTGGAAAAAGAACCAGATGAATTAGCACAACTATATGAACAGAGGCAATTGCAAGCCCTTAAGGGTGAGTTGCCGATAAGCCCAGCGATGGAAAAAGAATTAGCTGGCCAGCAATCAGCCTTACAGGAAAACCTTGCAACACGACTTGGCCCTGATTGGTCGCAGACAACCGCAGGGCAGCAGTCAATGAGCGAGTTTCAGAAAAGAGCAGAGTTGCTAAGAGAAGAAGCCCGAAGGGGTCAAATAACTACTGGAGAAGGTTTGCTTGAAAGCAGGCTAGGATTCTTGCAGGGTACCCAGCAACAAGGGCTAAGTAATCTTGGAGCGTTTGCCTCTCCAACAAGTTCGGGTGCATATCAAAGTGCGCTGCAACCATACCAGATGCAGAGGCAGATGCAATTCGGCGCAGAACAGATAAACGCCCAAAACCAAAGCGGCTTGTTAAGCGGCTTGATGGGCATGGTTGGCACAGGTGTCGGATCATATATGGGAGCTGGCGGAAAGTTCGGGATGGGTAGCTAAATATGGCACTAGCAAAAATGAATATATTGAGTCATTTAATGAACTCACAAATGTTTGCGAACCTGCCGCCAGAAGAACGGGCTAAGTTGCTGGATAGTTTAGACTCTATGGACGACAACACAGCGCAAACTATGGCGGTATCGCTACCAGACCAACCATACCGGCAGGCCAATCCGCAACAACGTCAACAGAACCAAGGGAGCCTACAGGAATTTGCGCAGGATAGGATCAAAAGCAAATTACAAGATAAAGGCATGGAGATGTTGAAGCAGAAGATGGGCGGTGGAGAAGCAGCACAAACCGGACAAACTGGTGGCACTGCCCCTACAAGTGGTGGCTTTCATATGAGTGGTCAGACTGGCGGCATAGTAGGTGCGGCAATAATAGCGCAAGCAATGATGGCTGAGTCCACCAGAAAAAGCGGCAGGAATGAGGGCGGGGTGTTACAGGGTAAATTCGCCAATGATCCGTGGCAGGGATATGTAAGCGAGAAACTTGGCCTTGGTTTAACCCCTGGCGAAGAGTTCGACAAAGACCCAAGCCTCGGAAACTTTGCAGCCGCGTCACATCAATGGGCATATCCTGGACAGAGTATGCTATCTGAATTTGGCACAAAACATTTGGGCAGCACAGCGGGAGCTATTATAGACCCTGTGGGAAGTCTATTAAAAAAACTATAGGTGTAAAACATGGCTACCGATCCATATACCGCATTAACACAAGGATTTCTCCAAGGGTTTTCTACTGCTAAAGAGTCAAGGCGAAGTGACGAAGACCGGAAAATGAAACTTGAGCTTTTCCAGATGGAAAAAGAAAAGAATAAGGCGGCAATAGCAGCACAACAAGCGGCATTAGAGAAAGATAAATTCAACCGTGCCGTTAAAATAGGAGATACATTATCGACTACGTTTTCAGATAAGTCCCTTCCAGTTGAAGTAAGACAGCAAGCCTATGATGGATATGGCAAAATAATGAACCCGTATCTTGGCGCAGCGGCTATGCCTACGCTTGATTTCCAGGCAATAGACCAGGAAGGTAAAAAGATTTTAGACGGTGTATTAAATGATATTTCACAAGTGAACACTCTTGTCGCAACTGGCCAAATGAACCCAGTACAGGGGCAAGAACATATCATGCAAATAAAGAAAAGAGCAGAAAGACTTGCCGATGAAAAAAAGATTAAAACATACTCAGGCGCAATAGAAGAAGTAGGGAAAACCATAAAAAGCGAAGTCGATTTTGCTCAAGAGATACGCAAAGAAGAAGAGCTAAAGAAAAGAGGTCTTGGCAGATACGACCCAGAAGGTGCAGAGCAAATAAAAGACCCGGCTAGTGTTATGGAGTTTAAGTTCTTTAAGAAACTGTCAGGAGAAGACCAGACTCAATTTCTAAACCTGCAAAGAGCTGGTAAGGTTGTAGACCTTGGTGACAGAATAGGTGTAGTAGACCCAAGTGACCCCACAAAAATAGCAGCTTCATTCCAAAAAGACTTACCTCCCGAAAGAGAACCTAGCAATGTAGCGGCA